GACGATGTCATCAGCGGCCGGCAGCGGTTCGGGCATGGCGACGTGCTGGTTGTGCAACTCCGCTACGAGACGGTCCAGACCCCGGTTGGTCTCCAGACGAACTACACGGTCGTCAAGGTGCACCAGGAGGCTCTCTGGTGACCCGCCGGTGGACCGAGATCGTCATCCACCACTCGGCCGGGCGCGGCCGCACCAGCGCCCACTGGGAGGGGATCCGCCGCGATCACGTCGAACGCCGCGGCTGGCTCGACATCGGCTACCACTGGGGGATCGGCTACGAGGACGAGCGGCCGGTGCTCCTCGTCGGCCGCCCGGAGAGGATGATCGGCAGCCACTGCCCGGGGCACAACACCAGCGCCATCGGGCTCTGTTTCCTCGGCAACTTCACCGCCGCCGAGCCCGAGCCGGAGACGCTCACCTTCGGGGCGGCGATCCTCGTCTCCCTCTGCCTTCGGCACGAGATCACCGTCCGCTCCATCCATCCCCACCGGGCGTTCCGGGCCACCGAATGCCCCGGCAACGCCTTCCCGTTCGACCGGCTCGTGGAGCTCGTCACCGCCGAGCTCGCGGAGCTCTGAGAGGAGGAACCGCATGTGGACGAAGAAGAACATCGTCAACGGGCTCTGGCTGCTGACCGCGCTGGTGCTCGCCGTCGGGCCGCTCTGGCAGGAGATGACGAGCTGGAGCCAGGTCTTCAGCTTCTCCGGCGTCATCTCCACGGCAATCGTGGTGGCCGGGGTCATCCGCGCCTGGCTGACCGACTACTTCACCATCGAACCGCCGCAGGGCGGCGGAGGCAAGTCGTGACTGCGCCGCAGCGGACGCTGGCGGCGCTGGCGGTCGCGCTGCTGGTGGGGCTCCTCGCCACCGGCTGCCCGTACCACACGAACGGGCGCAGCCCGGCCGCGGACGCCTGGGCGACCTGGGGCGTGGCGCTCGAAACGTCGGCAGCGGTCTACGAGCAGACCATGATCTCCGCCGGGGGCGCCTACGCGGCCGGGCTCATCACCGCCGCGCAGCTCGAAGAGGTGCGCGAAGCCGGCCGCCTCGCGCAGCACTCGCTCCGCGCCGCGAAGACCGCCCTCGGCTACTACGGCGAAGCCCGCGCCCGTGGCGAACAGGCCGTCTCGCCCGCCGCCCTCGTCCTCGCCGCCCACGCCGACCTACTCGAGCTCCTGCGGGTGGCGTCGGGCTACGGCCTCACCTACCCGCCCGGAGGGCAACCGCGATGAACCCAGCCGTCCTCTCCCAGCTCGTCATCCTCGTCCCGCGCCTCCTCGAGGCCGGGATCGAGGTCTACCTCCGGATCGCCGAGGCACGGCTCCAGGCCCAGAACCGCGACGAGATGTCGTGGGAGGAGTTCGTGTCGCTCGTCGCGTCCGTCTCCGTGCGCGACGTCGACGACCTCATCCTGGAGGGGCAGCTTGGCACGCCCACGCCGCCGGGCTCCTGAGACGATCGCCTTCCTGGGCGACATCCACGCCGGCTCCTGGTGGGGGCTCTGGCCGCGCTCCCGGCTGCCGGGGGACGGCTTCCTCGGTCCCCGCTACCTGGTTGACTCCCAGTGCCGTTGCGAGTGACTGCTGCGTCCGCCGGCCGAGAACGCTTCGCAATCGCGACGCTCCCGTCCAAGCCACTGCCCCTACTTTGCGCACTTCTGAGCTGTTTGGGAAGGGGGGGTTGACAGCGCGGAATGGAAAGCTGTAATCTCATGCCGCGATGACATACAACCCCATCAAGGAAGCCATGAAGCAGGCGGGCGCCACCCAGAGAGAGGTTGGCGTCGCGCTCGGAATCGACACCTCCACCGTCTGCCGGAAGGTCAACGGCCTCCGGCGGTGGACGGTGGATGACGCGAACCGGCTCCTCCAGTTTCTCAGGGAGCGCGGCTCGAAGGCCGCCTACGAGGAGCTCTTCTTCACGGGGGAGCGCGGCGACGCGACGGAGGCCGGCGTCGCATGACCGCCGGGACGCTCCTCGTCCTGCTCGCCATGTTCCTTGGCTACGGCCTAACCGTCGCCGCCGTGCTCGCCGAAGGCAGCGGCGCATGGGACGCCGACGAGGAGCGGGAGCGCGAGGGGTGAGGCTTCTCATGGCACTACCCAAGGTACAAGGAAGACAGGCAAGGGCTCTCGACGCCGCGGATTCCCTCGGGCTTTCCGCACGGGACCGCCGGCGCCTCGAGGCCGCGCAGGTCTGGCAGTGGTTCGCGCACCGGTACGCCTCGGACCTCGCCACCCGCCTGAACCTCTCCGAAGACATGGTCCACGACTGGGGCAACGCCGAGCGGAGCCGCCGCGGGCCGCACTGGCAGCTCGCGGAGATCATCGAGTGCGCCCTCGACGAGGGGATGCCACGCCGCCGGGCGCTCACGCTGCTCGACTGGCTCGAGCGGCTCTTCGGGCGCGCTGCGCACGACCTGCCGCCGGCCGACGAGCCGCTGACCCTGCGTGATCTCCCGGCCGGGATCCGCGAGTTCGGCCAGTCGCTCGACTCGCTCGCCCGTCACATCGAAGAGGGCGACTCCCGCCCGGCCGACACCGTGCGCGCGGAGATCCTCGACGTCCTCGACTGGCTCCACCAGATGCTCGCGCGGCTCGACCACGCGGAGCGCGGGGGTGTGGCGTGAAGCTGCCCCCGCCGCCCGACATCCTCTGGCTCTCGGGGCCGCTGGTGGTCAACCTGCGCGCCTTCGCCGAGTGGGTGGGCTACTCCCACCGCTCGATCCAGAACGACCTGACGAGCAGCGACCCGGCGCGGCGCGCGCAGTGGCCGGAGTTCCGCCGCACCGCCGGCCGCCGCTGGGTGACCACGCCCGACGCGATCCGCGCCTGGTGGGACCGCCTCGACTCGTCGCACCTCGCGGCCCCCGTGGCCGCGGCGCTGGGGAGGAAGAGGGCATGAAGCGCATCGCTTACTACGGGGTCGTCCGTGAGGGCAAGCGGTACTGCGAGGTCTTCATCACCCGCGAAGACGGCGTGCAGGTTTCGTGCGTGCGCACCGGCCGTTCGTGGCACACGCAGGCTGAGGCCGCCGCCGCGAACGAAGAGATCAACCGCCCGCTCTCCAAGTCGGCCGCGCTCATCGCGGCGATGCTGTGATGCGCCGGTTCTCCTGGGTGCGGTTCGTGTGCCTTTGCGCGTGCGGTCTGAACCATCGGCGCGGCGAAGTGGCCTGGCTCGTGAGCCAAGACCACAAGTCGAAGCGGATCAACCGCTGCACGCGGTGCGGGATCGGGGTGCGGAAGGGGATCACGCTGTGACCTACCGCGACTTCCTCGAGCGGAAGCTGCAGATGGGCGCGGACCGCGGTTTCGATCCGACCTACATGCCGGACTTCCTCTTCGACTTTCAGCGTGACCTGGTCGAGTTCGCCTTGCGCAAGGGCCGGGCTGCGATGTTCGCGGACTGCGGCCTGGGCAAGACCCCGATGCAGTTGGTCTGGGCCGAGAACGTGGTGCGCCAGACGAACCGCTCAGTGCTGATCCTGACGCCGCTCGCGGTCGGTCACCAGACGGTGCGCGAGGCGCACAAGTTTGGGATCGAGGCGCGGCGATCCTCGGGTGAGATCCAGCCGGGAGCGCACATCGTCGTCACGAACTACGAAAAACTACACCACTTCTCGCCGGCCGATTTTGGCGGCGTGGTCTGCGACGAGTCGAGCGCGATCAAAAGCTTCAACGGCAAGCGGCGGGCGGCGGTGACCGAGTTCATGCGAACCGTACCGTACCGCCTGCTCGCCACCGCGACCGCGGCACCGAACGACTACATCGAACTCGGGACCAGCAGCGAGGCCCTGGGCGAGATGGGCTACATGGACATGCTCGGCCGGTTCTTCAAGAACGACCAGAACACCTGCAAGCCGACGCTTTATCTGCATCGCGGATCGAATCACGCCAAGGTCCGCGAAGCTGCCAAGTGGCGATTCAAGGGCCACGCCGAGACCCCGTTCTGGCGTTGGGTCTGCAGTTGGGCGCGAGCGATCCGCAAGCCGTCCGATCTCGGGTACGACGACTCTGCGTTCGTCCTGCCGGAGCTGATCGAGCGCGAGCATGTGGCCGAGGCCCGCACCCTACCGGACGGGATGCTCTTCTCCCTGCCCGCGCTCGGGCTGCGCGAAGAGCGGGAGGAGCGACGCCGCACGCTGCAGGAGCGGTGCGAGAAGGTGGCCGAGCTGGTCGATCATGGCGACCCGGCCGTCGTCTGGTGCCACCTCAATAGCGAGGGCGATCTGCTCGCCAAGCTGATCGAGGACGGGCGCCAGGTCAAGGGCGGCGACTCCGACGAGGCGAAGGAAGAGGCTTACGAGGACTTCGCCGCCGGGCGCCTCCGGGTGCTGGTGATCAAGCCGAAGATCGGCGCCTGGGGGTTGAACTGGCAGCACTGCGCGCACGTCGTCACGTTCGCATCCCACAGTTACGAGCAGCACTACCAGGCGGTTCGCCGCTGCTGGCGATTCGGCCAGCGCCACCCGGTAACGGTCGACCTGGTCGCGACCGAGGGCGAGAAGGGCATCCGCGAAAACCTCCGGCGCAAGCAGGTGGCCGCGGATCGCATGTTCGAAGAGCTGGTCAATCACATGAACGATGCGCTCCACATGGCGCGCGGAGTGAGCTTCCCTGTCGGGGTGGAGGTGCCGTCATGGGCGTGATTTCCCAAGAGATCACCGACCGCTACGCGGTCTACAACGGAGACTGCATAGAGGTCATGCCGGCGCTCTCGGCTGGCTCCGTTCACCTGTCGATCTACTCGCCGCCGTTCGCAGGGCTGTACCACTACAGCTCCAGCGAGCGCGACCTGTCCAACTGCCGCGACTACGCCGAGTTCTTTGCGCACTACGAGTTCGTGGTGCGAGCGCTGCACCGGCTGACGATGCCTGGCCGGATGACCGCCGTCCACTGCATGGACGTGCCCGCGAGTAACACCGGCAAGGGCGACTCGCTCATGGACTTCCCTGGCGACATCATCCGCCTGCACGACCGGCTCGGGTGGAAGTACGTCGCCCGCTATCACGTCTGGAAAGAGCCGCTCACGGTCCGCAACCGGACCATGACCAAGGCTCTCGCGCACAAGAGCATCGTTGACGACTCGTCGCGCTGCACGGTGGCGAGCGCCGACTACCTGCTGATCTTCCGCCGGTCTGGAGAGAATCCCGTGCCGATAGCGCACCCGCACGGGCTGACCGAGTACGCGGGCTCGCGCCAGATCCCGGCCGAGCTGATGAGCTATCGCGGCTGGCGTGGCAAGCAGACCGAGAACCGCTACTCGCACTGGATCTGGCGGCAGTACGCCTCGGCGTTCTGGGATGACGTCCGGCTCGACCGCGTGCTGCCTTTCAAGCCCGCCCGCGACCAGGAAGACGAGAAACACGTTCACCCGCTGCAGCTCGACGTGATCGACCGTGCGCTGGTGCTTTGGAGCAACCCCGGCGAAACGGTGCTCACGCCGTTCATGGGCGTCGGAAGCGAGGTTTACTCGGCCGTTCGGGCCGGGCGCCGCGGCATCGGCATCGAGCTGAAGCCAGCCTACTACCGGCAGGCGCTGATGAACCTGCAGACCATCGAAAACACGGACGGCGAGCAGGCGGATCTCGGACTGTTCGATGCCGTGGAGTCCGCATGACCGACGCCCGCATCGTCGTTGAGAAGCTGCCCCGCCGGCGCCGCCGGGTGGTGGTGGAGGTGGCGACGCGCGGGATCGGGGAGCTGCTCAACGAGCTCTGGCTGCGCGGTTACCGCCGCGTCCCGGGCCCGATCACCCGCGTGCGTCGCTATGCAGCGGCGCACATGAACGAGGAGCTGGTCCGCGTCGAGTGGATCGAGCCGGCCGGCGAGCCGGTCGAGCCCTCGCGCTTTCTGGGAGGAGGCACGCGATGAAGAAGAAGCACGTGGTGTTCGTCTTCACGGGTCGCGCCGCGACGGTCTTCGCGGCGATCGCCAGGCTCGCGGCGCGGGAGAAGAAGGCGTGAGGCGGCTCTGGCGGGTGACGATCACGACCCGCGGCGAGGCGACGCTCTATCTCGCCGCCGACTCCGGCGCCGACGCCGAGGCGCTCGTCTGGGGCGCGAACCTCCGCGAGCTCCTGCGCGACGTGAGCCCGGCGGAGCTCTGGAAGGAGAACGTCGAGCTCGAGCCGGCGACCTGGGAACAGGCCGCGGTGGATGGCTGGCTCCACCGCCACCCGGTGCTCCTCGCCGGACCACTGCCCCTCACCCTCCGCGACACCGTGGAGGACTGCCTCATCGAGCTCGAGGAGGCGACGTCGGAGGAGGTCGTCGCGGTATGACCCAGGCCTCCTGGCCGGCGACGACGTACGCCGAGCTGGCGGAGATCATCCGCCGCAACGAGACGGCCGGGGACGCGGCGCGCCGCTTCGCGCGAGGGGGTCGGCTGATCCCGGACAGCATCCTCGCGGCCAGAATCACTGACGCAATCAAGCGCGGGAAGATCCCGCCGCGGCCGCCGGAGTACGCGCGGATCAAGGCCGAACGCATGGCCGCCAGGCGGGAGCGGAAGAAGAAGGCGGCGGCTCAGAAGAGCCGGAAGCCGGACGCGGTGACGTTCGATTCTCCAACCACTGCCACGGCGTTTCTCAAGTCGCTCGTCGCGCGCGGCTACCAACGCGAGCTCGCGCGTCCGCTCCAGCCCGGGCAGTTCGACGTGCTCCACAACGCGGGCGTCAGCATCCAGATCCTCTTCGTCGAGCGCGCTTCCGACGATCGCTGGGCGGCGCGGGAGCTGAGCGCATGAGCGCCGCAGAAGGACGCGGTCTCATCATCGACCTTTGTCGTTTCGACGAGGGAGCTGTCGCATGACCATGGCATTCCGGTGCGGCGGAGGGTGGGTAGTCGTGACATCGCGGCGATTCGAGATGGCGGCGCGTGGCCGCCGGCGGTCGACTGCGGTCTGCGGGAGGGCCCGCACGCCCTCCCGCACTTCCCGGGAGATCGCATGATGACCATCCCCTGGTCGGAGGCGCTGGTGTGCGCCGAGACGACATGCCTGACGCTCTTCTGGCAGCGTGAGTATCCCGACGCGCGCTGCCCGCTCTGCGGCTCGGAGGCGATCCATCTCGCCGCTTCCGAGGCCCGCCGCGCCACGCTGCAGGCCTGCAAAGAGTTCGACGAGACGCTCGGCGAGCTCGTCGAGAGGATGAGGTCGGTGGCGTGACGATCCCGCTCCAGGGCAGCGACTACTTCCAGGTCAGGCCCGGAGACTGGACGCTGCCGGAGTCGGCCACGCTGCCGAACGGCGAGCAGCTCGGCGGCGCGCGCGCCCGCCTCTACTGGCTCCTCCGCTGGACCGCCGAGCGCGGTTTCAGCTTCGCGATCGGGCGCCACCCGGGGCCGAAGGGCTGGGTGCCAGCGCACGTCTGCAAGGAGCCGTGGAGCGGCGGCGGGGCCGGCGACCGGAGGCTCCGTGATCTGCGCGAGCGAGGCGTGAAGATCGAGTCGCAGCGCTTCGTGACGCCTGCCGGCGAACGTACGTCCACCTGGCTCTGGCGGTGGACCGGCGACCCGGAACCAGGCCAGGCACGCGCCGAGACACCACCGGCGCGGCTCGTCTTCCAGACCTCGATCGGATGCCCAGCGTACGCCCCGGGCTGGGTGAAGTGGGAAGTCTCTCCCGGGAGCGGCCACGTGCTCGCCCCCTCCGCGCAGCTCCAGACGCTCGTCATCCGGGGGCAGCTCTCGGCCGCCGAGGCGACGAAGATCTACCTCGAAACCCTCCGCACGAAGTACCTCGACGGGAAGTTCCGGGGGGTGCTTTCGACCCCTCAGGCGGTCCTCTGGATCCGCCCCGAAGTCGCCCTCGACCCCCTCCCGACGCTCTCGGAAATCCTCCAGAAATGCGGCGCGAGGGTGTCCTCAAAACAGGACTGACACCGCGAACATAAACGGACTCAAAAACCCAGGTTTATGGCGAGATCATCACTGATTCGGAACCGAAAATTCGTCGAGCTCGCGCACGTGCTCCGAAGCGAGGCTCTGGCGATGGGTCATCTCGAGCTTCTGTGGCAGGCGCAGTACGAGCTCGGGGACGCCGTGATCGGCTCCGCGGCCGTCCTCGAGCACCACGCCTGCTGGCGCGGGAAGCGCGGGCGACTCGCGGAAATCCTTGTCTCCATTGGCTTTGTGGACGTGGACGGAAACGGGGTGCACTCCGTCCACGACTTCTGGACCCACGTGCCGGACTACGTCCGCCGGAAGCACCGCCGGGAAAAGTCGCGGCAGGAAGCCGGTGCAACCTACCTGACCGGTCAGTGCCCGGTCAATGACCAGCCAGTGACCGCATATACCCTATCCGTACCCGTACCCGTACCCCTAGAAGATAAAGACGTTTGCTCGGAGCCGAAAAATCGGCTCCAAGCAGGCCAGGCAGAAAACGACGAGAGTCCCCCCACTACCCAGCCTGCGGAAGCCACGCCCGAGGCGGGCAAGATCCACCTGCAGCTCCCCTGCATCGGCAAGCAGAAGACCTGGTCCCTCGACGACGCCGAGCTCGCCACGCTCGAGGCGCTCTACCCGGAGCTCGATGTCATCGAGATGGCCCGGAAGGCTCAGCGCTGGCTCGAGGCCAACCCCACCCGGAAGAAGACCCATCGCGGCACCCGGCGATTCCTCCACACGTGGATCGCCAAGGACGTGGACGCCGGAAGAGCCATCCGACTCGACGCGCCGGCGCCGGGAGGCAACGGCAACGGTACGACGAAGCCTGAGCGGTTCGTAGGCAAGCCGAACTACGACGGCTCGGAAGTTTGGGATGGGCGCGAATACGTGCCCCGCGATGAATTCCGCCGCCGCTTCCCGGAAATCGAGATTCCACCCTCGCCCTTTGAGGTCGAAGAGAAGGCCAACCGATGAGCAGCGGCATGAGCCCCCGCGACACCGCCGAAAGGTTCGCGCTTTCCGCGGCGCTCCGTTACCCGGATCTGGCCGAGGAGGCGGGGCTCACCGCGCGCGACTTCACCTCGGGTGATCTCGGCCTCGCCTGGGAGGCTCTCGAGCGGGTGCCGTTCCGCGACGAGGCGGGGCGGCTGCCGGTGGCGCACCTGGCTGCGGAGTCGGGGGTGGCGGTCGAAGCGCTCGCCGAGGCGCTCCGCTGCGCCATCTTCGCTCCTGACCAGGCGCGGCACTGGTGGGCCCGGCTCCGCGACCTCTCGACCTCGGAGCGCCTCGCCGCCGAGCTGGTGGCGCTCGCGCGCAAGCAGGCGCCTGGCGACGACCGCACGGGATCGCTCCTCGCCGAGCTCGAGCAGGTCACTCGGCGGTACTCCGGCGAGGAGGTGGAGCGTGAGGTCCGCACCCTCGCCGATCTCGCCGCCGACTACGTTGCCGAGCGCTCCGCGGAGCTCCGACTCGGGCGGCGGGTCGGGGTGGTCACCGGTCTGCGGGCGATCGACGACTGGATGGGCGGCCTCAACCCCGGAGAGCTCTCCACCCTCGCCGCCGCGGGCGGTGCTGGGAAGAGCACCTTCGTGCTCGACATCGCCCGCCGGGTGGCCGATCAGGGTGGCACGGTGCTCGTCTTCGCCGCCGAGATGACCGCCCGCCAGATCGGGCAGCGGGAGGTCCACGGCGAGCTCGGCCGCCCGGTGTCGGATCGCCTCGTCGGCGCGGTGGATCTCGCCGAGGCGCTCGCGCGGATCCAGGGCACGGAGTACGCGGGGCGCGTCGTGGTGGACACCCGCACCCGCCTCGCGGCGACGCAGGTGCTCGCCACCGCCCGCCGGGTGCAGGCGCAGCGCGGGCTCGCGCTCCTGGTCTTCGACCACCTCGGTCACTGGGATCCGAAGGTCCGCGGCAACGAGCAGGAGCAGCTCGCCGCGGCGATCGTCCAGGCGAAGGATCTCGCGAAGATCCTCGACGTCCCGTTCGTGATGCTCTGCCACTTCTCGCGGGCCCGGCGGGAGGCGACGCGGCCGACGATGGAGATCATCCGCGGCACCGGCAAGATCGACGACGTCTCGGACAACATCTTCGCGCTCTGGCGCCCGGATCTCGAGCGCACGGAGCTCCACCTGCTCAAGTGCCGTCAGACCGGGCAACAGAACCGGGCGATGCGGCTCTCCTACTCGCTCTTCCGGCAGCAGTTCAGCGAGGAGGAGGAGATCTTCTTCGGTTCGTCCGCGCCGCCTCCGGCCCGGGCGCACCGGCCGCGCGAGGCGGCGGAGGCGCCGTTCTGATGGGCGCGCGGGAGCTGGCGCTGCAGAGCGTCGCCGAGGCGGGCGAGTCGTTCGTGGAGCTCCGGGTGCTGCCGCTCGCCGCGGAGGAGCTGCGGGAGGCGGTGGCCGTCGGCCAGGCGGTGGCGCGGGCCGCCGAGTACGTCGCGGAGGGGCTCTCGCTCGTCACCGCGAAGCTCGCCGCCTGGTACGAGTGGCGCGACGCGACGAGGCTCGACGAGGAGACGGAGCGGATGCTCTACGGGGCGACGGCGCGCGAGCTCGCGGCGCAGCGCTGGGAGGCGGAGTGGCAGCGCGAGATGCGCGAGATCGCCCGCGACTGCGCCGAGGTGCGCGACTGGCTCATCGCCGACCATCCGGAGATCGCGCTCGAGCTCGGTCTCGTGAAACCGCCGCCGCGGCCGGCCGCGCCGCCGCCGGTGGCCTGGACGACTGGGAAGGGAGGGATCCCGCTGTGAGATGCACGAGCCATCCGCCGGGCACGCTGCTCTGCTCCTGCGGCTACGAGCTGACCCCCTGGCCGCTCGCGGTCGATCTCGCCGCCGGCGCGAAGCACGACTGGGACCAGGCGCGCCTGGAGCTCGAGTGGGGCTACTGGACGCACCATGAGCGCGAGCTCTACACGGATCTGTTTCAGGCCGCCAAGCCGCACGAGACGGCGCCGCTCGAGGCCGCCCGGTGGGCCGCTGGGAGGATGCTCTTCCTCCGGCCGTACCTCCGCCGCGCCCTCGAGCGCGCCTCCGGTTTCGTGGCGCAGGCCACGGGAGGGAAGAAGCGATGAGGACCGATTTTCGCTGCGTCTACTGCGGGCGTGAGTACCATCTCGCGTACGAGGAGGACGAGAGCCAGCTCGACGAGGTCGATCGCGAAGCTTGCCCGTTCTGCTCCCAGCTCTACTGGGACGGCTACCTCGCCCGCCGGCGGATGCTCCCGATGGAGCTCTGCCCGTGGGAAGACAACCGCCGCGACATCGTCGCCGTCCTCGGCCCGCACGGCGACAGCGCCGCCAAGTGCCCCTGGTGCACCGGCTGGGCAGACATGGAGCAGGTGCTGTTCGGGAGGGCGCGGTGACTCCCGTGGGCACGCTCCTCGCCGTGATCGCCGTCCTGGTCTACTTCGCGTTGCCGGACGTGGCGGAACCTCGGAAGAAGTGAGGATCTGCCGATGATCGGCCACGCGCTCGCCCTCGCCTCCCTGCTCGCGGTCATGCCGCTCCAGCCACACTACGCCTCCTGGACGATCACGCCTCCGCCACCGCCACCGCCGCTCGCGCCGCCGGACTACGAGCCGTGGCGGTTGGACTGGGTGCACGCCCGCCTCTCGGCCCCGCAGGCGGTCACGCCGCGCGTGACGGTCCTCTACTGGCGCGGCCCGCAGTACGGCTGGGTCCACTACCGCGCCCCGATCCGCGAGCCGTTCGCGGCGGGGCAGGAGCGCGTGCTTTCGCGCGAGGTGCCGTTCGATGTCCCCGGCCCAGTGATCTTCGTTGCCTGGTACGACTGCCCCGACGGCCGGCAGCACTCCGTCGTCGGCGCAATCCCGCGCCCCGGCGAGGAGCTGCCCCCCGGCGTGACCCAGTTCGCGGAGATGCACACCGGCCCGATCTGCGAGCCGCTGAACACGCTCTTCCGCGATGGCTTCGAGAGCGGCGGGCTGACCAGGTGGGCTGGCTGGAGGAGCGGGCGCTGATGGCCGGCAAGAAGCAGGAGCGGTTCTACCGGATCGCCCGGGCGAAGGCGATCCTCCAACTCGCGAAGGACGGCCTCTCGCCGGTCGAGATCGCCAATCTGCGCGTCGGCGATCTGCGGCGGAGCATCCTCACGGGCGAGATCGGCGCCGTCTCCTTCGCCCGCCGGCATGGCTGCTCGCCAGTCATGTCAAAACGCCAGTACTGGGTCGTCCTCTCGCCGGCTACGGTGACGGCACTCCAGCCCTTGCTGCTCGGCGAGACTGACCCCGCGCGCCCGCTCTTCCCATCGCAGCGCCATGGCCGCGGGCACATGGCGCGGGAATCGGTGCGGCGGCTGATCCGCCACGCCCAGGCAACGCTCGAGGAGGTTTCATGATCGCCGGCAACGCACTCCCGTCCTGGTTCATCCTCCCGCCCGAGGGCACGGTCGTGGAGCCCGCGCCCCCACCGCGCGCGACGGCTCTCTACCTCCGCACGACCCCGGCCGACGGCCGGGGCGGGGAGGAGGAGATCCTCGCCCGGATGCGGGCCCGGGCAGCCGAGCTCGGCCTCGTGGTGGACCGCGAGTACCTCGACCTCCAGACGCCGCGCTTCCATCCGGAGCTCAACCGGCTCTCGGCGGCCGTGGACGCCGGCGAGATCGGCGTGATCGTGGCGCTCAACGAGGCGCAGCTCTTCGCAGGCACCTTCACGCAGGCGCACTTCGGGGCTAGGATCCTCGAGCAGGGGGTGCGCGTCGTGACCGTGGACACCGGATGGGACACCGAGGACGTCGTCGCCCGGACGGAGTTCGTGACGGTCGTCGGCTTCCAGCGGCGGATCAAGCACCTCCAGGGAGTCGCCGCCGGCAAGGTGGGGCAGGCAGAGCACCCCTCCCTGCCACCCCGACAGCCAAAGGCCTGGGTCAACCCAGAGGAAGTGCTCGACCTGATCCACGCTGGCCACTCGGTCTACGGGATCCACAAGGAGCTCGCGGCCCGTGGCTGCCACACCAGCCGCCTGACGATCGTCCAGATCGCCAACCGCCTGCGCGGGGAGGGACGGATCGACACCCGCCGCCGCGCCGAGGGGGAGGGGAGGCTCCTCGCCGCCGGGAAGCGGGTCCGTCACACCGTCCGCTGGCCCGACACCACCGACGCCGAGCTCGAGGAGATCGTCCGGCGGAACGAGAGCACCGAGGAGGCCTCCGTCCGGCTGGCTGCGGCCGGGAAGGAGATCCCGGGCAGCGTCATCGGCGATCGGATGCGCCGCGCCTGGAAGGCCGGGAGGATTTCGCCTCGCCCTGTGGAGTACCTGATCTCGCGAGGCATCATCAGCGGGGCGGAGGGGGGGGTGGGGTCGCAGAAAATCGTGCGCGGCGGGCGCGAGGTGTGGCAGCGACGGCGCCGGCGGAAGGCGAAGTCGGGGTGGAAGGCAGCCGCCGAGCGGCGCGAGAAGGCGAAAACGGCCGCCCGCGAGGCCGCGATGCGCGCGGCGATTTCCACAGGGTTATCAACAGGCGAGGTCTGATAAGCACCATTATGTCAACCTGTAAGTGTTGCAAACAAAGGACAAGCGGTTTCCGAGGCAGTTATCAGGACGCCGAAACGGCCGATCTGGGACAGATTGTCCCGTTCCGGTCATCGCGCCACTCGGCACCATGTGGGACAAAATGTCCCGATCGAGATTTTCTCCACAGGCGTAACGGGGAGCCCTGAAAGCGCACCCTCCCCCATCGAGCAAACCCCGACCGGCCCGGCAGCGACATTCTCCCGCTGGAACGAAATCCAATCCGTTCCCCCCCGGAGTAAAACCCCGCTCGCGGGCCGAAAAGACGGCGTAAAACGGCGGAAATGAAAACGGGCGACTGCGGCAAACGCCCGAAAACCAACGGCTTCCGCCGTTTACGCCTTCCTTGCGCCTCCAGAGGCTCCCCTGTCCTATAGCTAGGTCAGCTCGCGGACGCCATCGAGGAGAGAGCGCAGAGCGCCGGGGATGTCCGGCCGCTTCTTCGCGGCCCGTGGCCGCAGCGGCGGGCGCTTGACGAGCAGCCGGGCGATCTGCCGGTCGGAGGTGTGTAGGTAGACCTGCGTGGCCGCGAGGCTCTTGTGGCGGAGCCGATCCTGCACGGCGCGGATCGGCCACCCCGCGGCGAGCATGTGGGTCGCCGCCGAGTGCCGCAGCAGGTGGCTGGTCAGCTTCCGGCCCCTCGGCTCGACGCCGCGCACCTTGCAGAAGCGACGCCAGCGGGCGGAGTAGAAGTTCGTGGATTGCTGGAAGTCGGGGCCGGTCGGCCCGGGGAAGAGATACGGCCCGTCGCCGAGCCGCGGCCGCTCGAGCAGGTAGGCCCCGAGCATGCGGCTCGTCTCCTGGTCGAGGAGCTGCCGCTGATCGCTGCGGGCCCACTTCGCCCGGCTGAGGAGGACGGAGTAGCACCGCTCCTCCTCGTGCCAGATCACGTCATCCGTCCGCAGCGCGCGCACCTCGGAGCTCCGGAGCGCCCCGGCGTACTGCACCGTGAACTGCACGTGGTCGATCAGCTCGCGGCCGTCCACGGGCGCGGAGAGCGGCTTCTCCGGCGTGCCCCAGAAGAGCTGGCGGACCTCCGTCGTCGAGAGCGGGCGCGACTCCGTCTGGTAGCGCCGCGGCCCGCGCATCTCGGCCAGCGGGTTCGACGGCAGCCGCCCGTGGCCGACCAGGTAGCGGCAGAACGCCCGGAGCGCCACCAGGTAGAGCGCCACCGTCGAGGGCGCGTGCCCGCTGATCGCCTTCTTCTTCAGCCACCGCTCGACCGTCAGCCGGTCGAACCGCGTGAAGTCGATCGCCCCATCCACCCCGGTGAGCGCCTCCCGGACGTCCTTGTCGCCGAGGAACGCCCGCATCGTCTGGCGGTACGAGAAGCAGGTGTTTACGGCGAGCCCGGCCACGTACTGCGAGTAGCCGAGCCACCCCTCTACCTCCGCCGGTAGCGAAACTCGTGGGCTTTCTAGGACAAGTCGGAAGCTCGGCTCACCGCGAGATCGCCCTACAACCACGCGGGATTGCGGCTTCTTTTCCATTTTCCCGCCCTTCCGGGGCTTGCCATCCTGCGCACGGTGTGCATGGGCGGTATCCATGCCCCGAGTGTACCGGATGGCGAAGAGGAGACCAGGTGGGCGAAAGCCGAGGCGGGAGTACACCATGTCGGCGGCCGCGCGGGCGCAGCGCCGGGCCGCCGCCTGGAAGACCGGCCAGTACGCCGCGACCGCCGTCGCCCAGGCCTTCCCCCCATGCAAGCGGAGCACCTGCCCGATGACCGACCCGAACGAGAAGGCCAACTGCGCGATCAAGCGGCAGGTCGAATCCGATGGCTCCGCGCTCGCCGCCTGCCCGGTGGCGCTCGTCTACTCGCCAGACGTCCGCGAGCGCTACGTCGCGGCCATCGAGAACGGGGAAGCCAAGGGCCTCGCCGAGCTCGCCGGGACGGCGCTCGCCGCCATGCAGCAGCTCGCCGGGCAGGAGCTCGCCAAGGTGCAGACCGAGGGCCTCGCAGTCGAGGCGGAGATCTTCGGCCCGGACGGAGACACCCTCCGGCAACTGCGCGCCAACCCCCGCGCCGAGCCGCTGCTCAAGCTCCTCGACATGCTCGGCTTCTCGGCCACCCACCAGGCGATCACCCCGCGCGCCACCGCCGAGCGGAAGGCCGACGAGGGGATCGGCTCGATCGCCGACTTCCTCCAGCGCCGCCGCCAGCTCGCCGCCGCCGCGGCGCTGGAAGGGGGAGCCGATGGCTGAGCGCCGCCAGCTCCTCCACCCGGACATCGAGCCCGCCATCGACGCCTGGCTCGCCGCCCGGGGGCTGACCTGGCGGGCGCTCGAGCGCGGCGACGTGAAGCTCGGCGACCAGCTCCTGACCGCGAGCGACATCCAGCTCATGGTCATCCTGGCCGACCCGGTCTACTTCGTGGAGAGCTTCTTCGTCGAGCGCGACGGCCCCCGCGCCGGCCACCCGTGGGAGCTCTGGCCGTACCAGCGGCAGTCGATGCGCTACCGTGGGAGCACCGTCCACGAGTGCGGCGCCGAGGTCGGCAAGTCGCGCGAGATCCTCGGCCTCGCCGTCTGGTGGCTCCTCGGCTGCGGCCCGCGGAGCCGCGGCGACCAGCTCATCTGCGCGAGCCAGGACGGCCACCTCGAGTCGCTCCACGTCGAGCTCGTCCACCAGCTCCGCGCCACCCCGCACCTCGCGGCGCAGATCGATTGGGACCGGAGCAAGGTCAAGCCGTACCGCGTCCTCGTCGCCAAGAACGGCAACCGCCTCGAGATGCGCCCCGCCGGCTACGACGGCGAAGCGCTCCGCGGCCTCCACGTCGGGCTCGCCGCCTACTTCGACGAAGCCGCCAAGGTGAAGAACCCCCGCTGCTTCGACGAGTTCTTCCGCGCGGTCAAGCCCGGCGCCGAGACCCGCATCTACTCCACCCCCGACGGCGACCGCTCCTCCGTCTTCTTCCGCCTCTGCAACCAGGCGCCCGCCGTGCCCATCCGCACGGCCGAGCCCCCTCCCACCCCGGGGCGGTCTCTCTCCGCCGCCCCGGGGCCTTTTTCCCCCCCCGCCGACGGGAAGGCCATCCGCTTCCGGTGGCCGAAGACCCTCATGCCCCCGCCCTACTGGACGGAGGAGCGGCGCCGTCAGCTCATCGACCGCTACGGCGGGGTGGACTCGCCCGGCTACCAGCAGCTCGTCCTCGGCAACTGGGGCGACCCGGCCGCGACTGTCTTCCCGTGGGAGCAGTTCGTGGCGCGCGTGCGGCACGTGAGCGAGTACCTCGTCGCCCGGCTGCTCTGGAACGCCCCGCAGCGCACCGTGCAGGTGAGCGTCTCCCGGCTCGACCCGACCTACCAGATCGGCGCGCGGACCGGCGACGAAGCCGCAACCGGCCCGCAGCCGCTCCTGCCCGTGCTCGACCGCGAGCTCGACGCCGCCAACTTCGACCTCGCCGGGCTGCTCACCTCGATCTTCCAGCCGCTCCCCGGGCACCTCGTCGCCGGGATCGACTGCGGCGCCTCCGACGACCCGACCGAGATCCTCCTCTGGGAGACCCGCGGCGAGCTCGCACGCTGCGTCGCCCGGCTCCAGCTCAAGCGGTTCGACTACCCGGCGCAGCGAACCGCCGTGCGCGTCCTCGACCAGCTCTTCCGCCCCTCCCACGGCTGGGGGCTCGACGCCACCGGCGTCGGCTCCGCCCTCGAGCACCTGCTCCGCGAGGGGGAGGAAGGCTGGAGCCTCGACGGCCGGGTGACCGGCTACGTCTTCAACGCCCGCGTCGCCGACCGCAACCCCGAGACCGGCGAGGCGATCGAAGACCCCGCCACCGGCCGCTTCCGGCAGGTCTCCGCCAAGGAGATGGCGACCCGCATCCTCGAGCAGCGGATCCAGCGGGCGCGGATCGAGTTCCCGGCCGATCCGGAGTTCCTCTCCCAGTTCCCGAGCCACACCGCCGAGGTCGGCTCCTCCGGCCAGCGCGTCTTCCGCAACACCGGCGACCACATCATCGACGCCTCCCGCGTCGCGATGCTCCGCCTCTTCGACCTAGAGCACGGCGACGGCGCCGCCCCGCCGGTGCTCTTCCACGTTCCCCGCGGCCTCGGCCGCCGTCCAGCCATGGAGGCCTTCGCATGAGAGTGACCATCGCCGAGGGAGCCACGAAGAGCTCCTCGATCGACCTGTCGCAGTCCACCTTCACCGCGCTTCTGATCCCCGACGGCTTCACCGGCGCGACGATCACCTTCGAGGCCTCGGTGGACGGCGAGACCTGGAAGGCCGTCGTGGACGACACCGGCGCCGCCGTCTCGATCACCGCCACCGACGACCGATGGGTCGCGCTGTCCGGCGCCGTGGCCGCGAAGCTCGCCCCGTTCCGCTACCTGAAGCTCGTCTCCGCGGGCGCCGAGGCCGCGGCGCGAACGATCCTCTTCTCGGCCCGACCGCGATGATCGGCGTGGACGAGACGACCCTGCTGCTCTGGCAGGAGGCCTGGTCCACCCCGGGCGGCCTCCCGCCGGACGCGCTCCTGGTGGACGACGAGTCCGGCACGGACTACTACGCCACGGACGACACGGCGACCGACCCCTACAAGGTGGAGGACTGACATGCGCCGCCCGCTCACCTCACTCACTCTCGCCGCGCTGGCCCTCCTGGTCGCGGCGCCCGCGCTCGCGCAGGTCCGCCTCCCTGAGCTCGACGCGGCCACCACGCCGCTCGGCGACGCCGACCTCTTCCTCGTCCGCCAGGACGGCGAGCCGCGCGACGAGAAGGTGACTTGGGCCAACGTCCGCGCGAGCCTCCAGGATGCCCTCACCCTCGTCCTCGGCCCGGCCGCAGCCTGCGCGGACAACCAGCTCGCCCGGTGGAACGGCGCGTCGAACACGGCGCTGCAGTGCAGCCCGCTGACCGTAGCCGACACGACAGGCGACATCACCGCTCCGGGCGCGCTGACGATCAGCACGGCGGGGAGCAACGGGGACATCATCCTCGACGCAGCAGGCACCGGCACCGTGCAAGCGCCAGGGCAGGGAACCTACGCCGACGATCATGTGCAGATCGGGCCGGGTGCGATAGCGGGGAGTACGACCACTACCGATAACGCTGGAACGGTCGCCATCGGCAGGAACGCGAATGCCACATCGTCAACGGGGCAGGTGATTGCTATTGGTGACAGTGCGAATGCTAGCAATACTGGCTCTATTGTGATTGGAGCCGGATCACTTGCCGGGTCGGGGGGTTCTCTGGTCTTAGGTCACGGCTCGACTGGGCGAGGTGGCATGGTAATCGGTCATGGCTCGTCGCTAGCCTCTACTGGTCACACCGCCTCTATGGTTCTTGGGGCGTCCGCCACCACTACCGCAGCAAACCAAGCCGTGATCGGCGGAAACGATCAGTTCACCACGCTCTACTACAACGGTGTGACTGACGCGACTCCAACAGGGATTGTTGTCAACGCTACTGGCGGCTCCGGCACGGACATCGCAGGCGCATCGCTCACTCTCGCAGGCGGCAAGGGCACGGGTAAAGCGGCGGGCGGGGCGGTCCTGATTCAGACGAGCGATCCGGGTGCGAGTGGCACTACGCTCCAGACGCTCGCCACGCGGGTCACGGTGGGCGTGGAGCGGACCACCATCGCCAACATCCTGAGCCTCACTGGCATCGCCGCAGCGCCGGGCTCTCCGGCGGCTGGCGACATCGTGTACGACAGCGACAACAACCTGTTCTGCGGGTACAACGGCTCGGCCTGGGTGTCGTTCTCGGGTGCCGGAACCTGCTGGCGCCGGTGAAGGCGATGATCAACCCGGCCGAGGTCCGAGACTTGTACCACGCCGGGCACTCCCGGTTCTCCCTGCAGCGCGAGCTGGCCGCCCGCGGGTGCCGCGCTGAGTGACAAGGCGACGACCGTTGATGCGCCATCTGCACCCCTGCACCAAGGAGCCCCGCGGGCCGCTCTGGCTCGGGCTGGTGCTGATCCTGGGCGGCATGTTCGGCCTGCTGCTGCTCTTCACCGGCTGCGGCTCGGCCATCTCGGCCGGGCCGCGGTTCGGCTCCGCGGAGAGCCTGGGGTACGACGGGGTGTCCGCCGGGCTCGAGGCGGTGGCAGAGCGGCCCGGTCTGCGGGTGGAGGCGGCGCTGTCGAGCGCCAGGAAGCAGGGCAGCGCCGAGCAGGGTGGCGCCGAGCTCCGCGTGCTCGGCGGCAGGGAGTGGGGCGCATGGGGCCTCTGGTCAGGGCTGCGCGGGGCAGTACAGCGCAGCGACGCGGGCACGGTCAGGGTCTGGAACCCGACTATCGGCATGAGCTGGCGGGCTGCGGAGTCGGCCAGATACTTCATCCTCTACGACGGCCCGGACAACTCGGTCCACGACACGCAGGCGCTTCGCGTGGTGGGTGAGTACGAGATCGAGCGCCTGATCCTATCTGCGAGTGTCGAGCAGGTCTGGTTCGACCACGGCCGTGACGGGCAGGCCGCGGGGCTTTCGCTGCGCTGGAGATGGTGACCCAATGACCGACAGAGACGATCTGCGCGCGGTAATCCGCGAGGTGCTGAGCGAGCAAGACCGGCAGCATGGATACATCCCGCGGGCACCGTTCCAGCGGTTCGCGGACCCCGAAGGCAAGCCCTGGTACTCGGCCACCGTCTCGCGCGTGCAGGCGCTCTCGGCCGTGCTCGCGCTGCTGACCACCATCTTCGGGGCGATCTGGTTCAGCATGGCGACGCGCGACCAGATCGTCGTGCTGCCCCTGGTCGACCAGCGGATCAAGTCCTACGCGGTCGAGCACGACAAGCAGGCTCTCGAGCGGTTCGCAACGAAGGCAGAAGCAGCGGCTTTGCGCGAAGTCATCGCCGTGTCTACGGCCGAGCGGGTCGAGCAGTTCAACGCGATCCAGCGGCAGCTTGACCGCATCGAGCGCGAGTTGGTGAGGCGGAAGTAGCCATGGCGATCGACCTCTGGTGGCCCGCGTTCGAGGAGGCGTTCCGCCGCACGCGGCGGATCTCCGTCTCGGCCGACCTCGCCGGGGTCCACCGGACGACCGTCTACGAGACCCTCCACCGCCGGCCCGACGTGCGCGACCGGTTCGTCGCCGTCCGCTCCGAGATCTCGTCCGCCCGCGCGCGCCGCAGCGCCGACCGCGCCGATGCCCTGATGCAGTCGAGGAGGTAGCCCATGCCCGCGCCGACGCCCCTGACCGTCCTCCCCGTGCCGCGCATCGACCGGAGCTTCGCCCGCGAGCTCGCCAGCGAGGAGCTCGCCGAGACCGTCTACAAGTCGAACAGCTACCTCCGGGAGGACGAGCACCCGTCGAAGATCGTGCGCGAGAAGTCCGAGGCGACCGACCGTCTGGGCGAGATCTACGACCGGATGCTCGGCTCCGACCTCGACCTCGCCGGCTTCCACCGGAAGCGAAAGGACGCGGTGCTCGCCCTCCCGAGGTTGATCGTCCCGGCGGACGGCAGCCCGGAGGCCAAGGACACGGCCGACTTCTGCCACCAGGCGCTCACCCTGGTGCCCTCCTTCGCGGTCAACCTCAGCCACCAGCTCGACGCGATCGCCAAGGGGATCGCCTTCGAGGAGATGTTCTGGGAGCGCCTCTCCCGCGGCCCGCTCGCCGGCGCCTGGGTGCCCGTGAACCTGATCGACCGGCCGATGTGGCGGTTCCTCTTCCGCGATGGCGTGCTCCACGTCCGCCGCCCGAAGAGCGCCGAGCCGGTCGCCGCGCCGGCCGGAAAGTTCCTCGTCATGCGCCACGGGACGAAGGACAACGCCTGGGGAGCGGCCCTGCTCGACGAGGTCTACTGGGCGTGGTGGCTAAAGAAGAACGGCCTCAAGTTCTTCGCCGTCTTCCTCGACAAGTGGGCGCAGCCGACGGCCATCGGCAAGTACCGCCACCGCACCGGCGGGCAGGAAGCCGAGAAGATGAACGCGGCCGACCAGAACCAGCTCCTCGGGGCGATCGAGGCGATGCAGTCGGAGTACGGCATCGTCATCCCCGAGGGCATGGCGGTGGAGCTGCTCGAGGCGACCCGCTCCGGCTCGGCCAGCTACGAGCAGTTCATCGGCCTACTCACCCGCTCCCAGGCGCTCGCCTTCCTCGGCGAGGTGGACACGAGCGGCGCGGCCAAGGGGCCCGGGAGCTTCGCCAAGGCGCAGGTCTCGAACGAGGTCCGGCTCGAGAAGGTGGAGCTCGACGCCCGCGACCTCGCCGCCCACCTGCGCGACAACCTGCTCCGCCCGCTCGTGACCGTGAACTTCGGCCCCGAGGCGCCGGTGCCGCGGGTGCTGATCGACACCATGGCCGGGACCGACCGCGAGCTCCGGCAGAAGGGCATGGCCTCGGTGCTCGAGCTGGGCCTCCCGGTGTCGAAGCGCGAGCTCTACCTCGTCCACCAGGTCAGCGAGCCCGGCCCGGGCGAGGAGACGGTGAGCAAGGAGAAGCCCGCGCCGACGCCGCCCCCTCCGCAGCCGCCGCCCGCGCCGCAGGCCCCGGAGCCCGAGGAAGAGCCGGAGGACGACCCGGACGAAGAGCCGGCCGAGGAGCCGGAAGAGGCGCCGGAAGCCGAGGAGGCCGCCGCCTCCGCCGCGCCCGACGTGGCGCTCGCCGCCGAACCGGAGCCCGAGCCCGCCCCGCCCGCCTTCGACCCGGAGGAGATCGCCGAGATCGAGGAGGCCGCCGCGGCGCGCGACCGGGAGATCACCGAGCTCGCCGCCTCGCTCGTGGAGCCGTCCGTCGCCCACTACCAGGCGATGCTCGCCGCGCTGGGTGAGGCCTACGGCGAGGGGGCGCACGAGGCCGGGCTGATACTCCAGACCGTGGTCGACCGCACCTCGCCTGTGGCGCACGCGGAGGCGATCGAGGCCTCGATCATCCACGGCTGCGGCCTGGCGCTGCGCCAGCTCCAGGAGGAGCTCGGCGAGCGGACGATCCGGTTCGCCGCCCCGCCGCCTGGCGGCGCGACTACCCCGGGCTCCGCGCTCGACTACTGGGCCCGGGTGCTCGGCATCCCGCGCGAGGAGTTCGAGGCGCTGACCGATGGCGCCCGCCGACTGGCCTTCACCGTGGCCGGCGTGGAGGACGCGGCGGTGCTCGCCGACCTGCAGATGCTCGTCGGCCGGGCGATCTCCGAGGGGCTCACCCGCGAGGAGTTCGTGGCGCTGGCCGAGCAGATCTTCACTTCGAGGGGGCTGACGCCCCTCTCTCGCTGGCACCTGGAGTTGGTCTACGCGAACAACGTCCGCAACGCCGCGAACCTGATGCGCTACCAGCAGCTCGTGCTCAACCCGGCGGCGCGTCGGCTGATGCCGTACCTCACCTGGGTGACCATGGAGGATGACCGCGTCCGCCCCGCTCACGCGGCGATGCACGGCTACATCGCCCCACCCACGGCGGAGATCTGGAAGACCTGGTGGCCGCCGGCGGGGCACAACTGCCGCTGTGTGGTGGAGGGGATCAACGTCGCCAAGGCGCGGCGTATGGGTCTGACCGGCGCCGAGCCGACCGGCCCCTGGCCGCTGGTGGTGGACGAGGCCACGGGCCTGCCGACCCCCGCCTGGCCGGATCCCGGATTCGCCGGCGCGCCGGAGCTCTTCGGCATCTCGCAGGAGCTCGGGGACCGCGCCGCCGCCGCCGCCGAGGCCGCCGTCGAAGCGGCCGAAGGCGCCGGGGAGGGCGCCAGCCCCGAGCAGCGTGACC